GCCAACGCACCTGTTGGCACAACAATGGCATTGATGGAAAGAGGCACAAAAGTAATGAGTGCCATTCACAAAAGATTACATTATGCACAAAAAGTAGAATTTAATATTCTTGCAAGAATTTTTAAAGAATCTTTATCACCTACTTATCCTTACAAACCAGCTGGTGAACAAGGGTTTGAATTAATCAAACAACAGGATTTTGATGACAGAGTTGATATCATGCCTGTCAGTGATCCTAATATTTTCTCTATGTCTCAACGTGTTACGTTGGCACAAACACAATTACAACTTGCACAGGCAAACCCACAAGGTCATAATATGTACGAGGCTTACAGACGTATGTATGAAGCTTTGGGTGTAAAAGATATTACAGCTATATTACCACCACCTCAACAGCCGCAGCCGTTAGATCCAGGTAATGAAAATTCTAAAGTAATTTTAGGTCAACAACTACAAGCTTTTAGAGGGCAAAATCACATGGCCCACATAGATGCTCACCAAGCATTAATGACATCAGTTTTAGTTAAAAATAATCCACAAACTTTAATTTTATTAGAGTCACACATTATGCAACACGTTGCTCTACAAGCTAGAGAAGAAGTAGAAGAAGAACTAAGACCAGAAATTGAACAGCAAACACAACAATTAGGTGGTCAACTACCACAAGAGTTACAATTACAATTCCAAGAAGTCATTGAAGCAAGAACTGCAGAGAAAATTGTAGAAATGACAGAAAAAATGATTCAAGAAGAGCAGGAGTATCTTGATGAACAAGGTCAAGATCCACTAATTGACTTAAAACAACAAGAAATTAACTTAAAAGCTATGGATACAGAGCGAAAAGCGGGCGTTGATGCAGCAAAATTACAACTTGATGCAGCAAAATTAGACCAACAAGCTAAATTAGCGCAGGATAAAATTGATTCACAAGAGGATATTGCGCAACTTCGTGCAAATGTTAACCTTTCTAAACAAAAACAGTGAAGAAAAAACAGAAAAAAGTCGCAAAAGTAATGCGAGAGTTTAAAAAAGGTAAATTAAACATTGGCGGATCTAGAAAAAAGGTTAAATCTAGAAAACAGGCAATAGCTATTGCACTAAATGAGGCAGGAATATCTAAAAATGGAAAACGCAAGCGATAAATTAGCTAAATACTTTGACTCTTTATGGGTTATTGCAGAAAATCATAGCAATTCTTCTGAAGATAGTGTACTTTTAGCTGGTGCTATGATGGGTGTAGCTAAAATGATATATTATAATCATTTAAGCAGGCAAGAAGCGCAAGAATTACTTGATCACAATGGGTATGATCTGTTAAAACTGCTAAAACCTACCATACACTAGGAGAATAATTATGGATCATCAATTAACACCAAAGCAAAAGAAAAGATTAGAAGATCTTTTTAAAAAACAGAGAAAAGACAAAGGTAAAAGATTTGATCCTAAGCAATACGGTAAACCACCAAAAGGATTACTTGATAAATTAAGAAAAAAGAAAAAAGACGGTGTTATTAATTTTAAAGAATTAGAGAGAATGCAAAAAAGAAAACCAAAAGTTATGGAAGCAAAAAAAGGTGGCAGCGCTAAGTTTCCTGATCTTAGTGGTGATGGTAAAGTTACACAAAAAGATATTTTAATTGGTAGAGGTGTTATAAAAAGAAAAAAAGGTGGACCAGCAGCAGGTGGAGCTAAAAAGAAAAGAAACCTTAAAGATACAGTTAAAAAAGTCATAGAGGGTTTTAAAAACAAACCAAAAGTTTTTGGCGATATATTTAAAACTGGACCAAAAAGAGTTCCAAGACCTAAATTACCTAAACCAAAAAAACCAGGTGAGATAACTAGAGTTCCAAGACCTAAACTCCCAAAACCTAGTGACTTCACCAAACCAAAAACAATGACTCCTGCAAATAGGAGAAAACCAAGAAAAATGGCTACTGGCGGGGTTGCTGGTAGATTAGCTCAACGAGGATATGGAAAGGCAAGATCATGAACTTTAAAAAAACAAAAGTAGAAGTAGTTAAACAAAAAAATCCGTTTCCTACTATGAAAGTTGGTTCTGATGCAGCGATTGTTTATTCACCTTTTGTTGTTAAACAAAATAAAGGTGGAGGTCCAAAAGGACAGACTAGCAAGGCTCAGATCAAAAAAGTTGCTTTTAAAGGCGTAAAGTAATAAAACCCTATCAACAAAGGAGGATCATAGGAGCAATCTAGAATTTATGTGGCAATTACTTGCTAAACCTTTACTTGGCGTCGTCGCTGATGGCGTCAAGGGTTTTGTAGAAACGAAGAAAGCAAAACAAGAATTAAAACTTACAACTATTAAAGCTACTCAAAAACTTAAAGAAGACCAGATAGCTGGAAAAGTTGCATGGGAGCAGAGTGCTGTCGATCAAATGAAAGGGAGCTGGAAAGATGAGGTAGCATTAATTGTCCTACTACTTCCAGCAGTTTTAGTATTCACGCCCTTACAAGAACATGTTCATCAAGGTTTTATTGCACTGCAAGACTTGCCATCGTATTATCATAACCTACTTTACATTGCAATTTCAGCGAGCTTTGGTATTAAGGCTGGATCAAGCGCAATCGGTATGTTTAAGAAAAAATGAAAAAGGCACAAAAGAAAAAAGTTAAAAAAGTAATTAAAAGTTTAAAAAAAGCATCAAAGGCTCATGCTGGACAAGCAAAGACTTTGCAGGGTGTGATAAAGAAAAGGTATAAAATAGCATGAGTTATGAAGAACTATCAAAATCAGTAAAATTAAGTGAAGGTTTTAGAAACAAAATATATCAAGATACCGAAGGGTTCGACACTATCGGTTGGGGTCATAAAGTTGTCCCAGCAGATAATTTCGTTGCTGATAAAGAATACAGCGAAGAAGAATTACAAGCAGTATTTGATAAAGATTTAAGCAGAGCAATAGCTCAAGCTAAACAATTAATGTCGCAAAACGGTATTGAAGATTTACCAGAGACAGCTCAACACGTCTTATCTGAGATGTGCTTTCAACTTGGACAATCAGGGGTATCTAAGTTTAAGAATATGTGGAAAGCCCTGCAGGAAGCTAATTTTATAGGAGCAAGTTATGAAATGCTTGACTCTAGATGGAATAAACAAACGCCAAATCGTTGTAAAAAATTAGCTGACCTCATGAAATCATGCGGCTAGAAAACTTCTTTACAGGATATAAAAAAGATTTAATTGCTAGACAAAAGCAAGTCGAAGAGTCTATATTAAGTGGACTTTGCAAAACATGGGATGATTATAAATATCTCACAGGTAAACTTGCAGCGTTAAAACAAGAAGAACAGGAACTCACGGACCTGCTTAAGAAAACGGAGCTAGAAGATGACTAAACCAAAACTAATAGTGCCAAAACATGTATGGGACGGCGCACAAGCGGAGAAAAAGAAAAATGAAGTAGAAAAAATACCACAACCATCTGGTTGGAGAATGGTATTATTTCCACTTAAATTACAAGGTAAAACAAAAGGTGGCGTGTTATTAACTGACGATACAGTTACAGAATCACAAGTAACAACAAACATCTGTAAGGTTCTTAAGATGGGACCTGAGTGTTATAAAGATAAAGAAAAGTTTCCTAGTGGCCCTTGGTGTAAAGAGGGTGATTGGGTTCTCATTACAAGATATGCAGGATCACGTATTCGTATTGACGGTGGTGAGCTAAGGATAATCAACGACGATGAAATACTGGCTGTTGTTGATGATCCTCGAGATATTCTGCCAGCTAACATAATGTAACGTGGAGGAGACCATGCAACCAACAGTGCAATCAGAGCAAGACAAGATGGTTCCGATAGATACCTCGGGTGATCCTGTCGAAATAGAAGTAAAAGAAGAAGAGAAAAAAGAAAACGATGTTCAAGTTGAACAAGAAGATCAACCTGAAGTATCAGTACAGGAAGAGAAAAAAGACGAAGAATTAGAGGAGTATTCTCAATCTGTAAAAAGACGTATTGATAAACTCACACGTAAAATGCGTGAAGCCGAAAGACGTGAACAAGCAGCTATCGAATATGCTAAAAAAATACAAGAAGAGAATAAAAATCTACAAGCTACTACCATTAACACTTCACGTGAAAGAGTTACATCAGATGAAGCTAGTATAAGTTCTACTGAAACATTATTAAAGTCAGCTTTAAAACAAGCAATGGAAGCTGGAGACGTTGAAAAGCAGGTAGAAGCTCAAGAAAAAATGGGTCAACTGGCCATAGAAAAAGAAAGATTACGATTAAGAAAAAATAAATTAGCGCAACAAGAGCAGAAAACAGAGGATACTACTGTTGAACAAGCGATTGATGCACAACCAGCTCAACAACAAAGACAACCAGATCCTAAAGCTCAAGAGTGGGCTGAAGACAATAAATGGTTTGGAACTGACAAAGCTATGACGTATACTGCGATGTCTTTTCACGACGAATTAATTGCAGAAGGATTTGACGCAACGTCAGATGAGTATTATAATGAAATTGATCGTAGAATACGAAAAGAGTTTCCTCAAAAGTTTGAGGATCAAAGTAAGCCGAAGCAGACTGTTGCTTCAGCTGTACGAAAATCGGCATCAGGCCGCCGCACTGTGAAACTCACACCCTCACAGGTAGCTATTGCAAAAAAACTTGGTGTGCCAC